ATGATAGTGAAACTACTTCATTAAAACCTATATTAGGAGATATATTTGCTATACAATTAGGTACAGGAGAAAATAATTATCTTATACATTGTTATGATAATAATTATGAACCTAAAGATGTTTTTAAGTATTTAGAAGGTAGAACTTTGGTAGGACATAATATTACTTTTGATTTAAAGTGGTTATATAAATATGGATTTTATCCTAAGAAAGTTAAAGATACTTTTATAGCTTCTAAAATATTATATAATGGATTTCCTCCTAGTTTTAGACATGGTTTTGGATATGTATTTGAGAGAGAAATGGATATTATTTATGATAAATCTGAACAAAAAAACATTCATAATGTTAAATTATCTACTAAAGCCTCTATAAATTATTGTTTTCAGGATGTAGACAGGTTGTTAGAATTACATGATGTATTAGAACAGAAATTAATAGATTCTAAAGCTTTAGATGCTTATAATTTACATTGTAAATATATTAAAGGATTAGCTTACATGGAACATTGTGGAGCACCTATTAATATAGATAAATGGAAAGAGAAAATTATAAAAGATATTAAATATCAGAAGGAATGTGAAAATATTGTATTAGAGTATATTTTTGATCATTTGCCCAAATTTAGAGACAATCAAATAGATATGTTTGATATTGCTAAAAGATTAACTATATCTTTAACCTCTTCTAAACAAATGATTCCTGTATTTAAAGAATTAGGTATAGATATTTTAACTGATGAAAAAAAAGAAAGTATAGGAGAAGATATTTTATCTAAAAGTAAGCATGAATTTGTTAAAATATGGTTAGATTTTCAAAAAGCTACTCATGATGTAACTACTTTTGGTCAAAATATATTAGATAAAGTTATAGAAGGAAGAATTTATTCTTCTTTCAATCCTATTTTAGATACTGCTAGAATTTCTACTTCTAGAGGAGATATAAATACTTTAAATCTTCCTGCAAATCAAAGAACTAGAGAATGTATAGAAGCTAAAGAAGGTTTTCAAATGATTGTATCTGATTATGAAGGACAAGAAACTAGAACTGGTGCAGATATTACAGGAGATAAAGTAATGATTGCTTCTATAGTAAATGGTTTAGATTTACATTGTGCTTTTGCTAGATTATTGTATCCTGAAGAATTACAAGAATTATCAGATGAAGATATTATGACTAATCATAAAGCTAAAAGAAATGCAAGTAAGGCTCCAAGATTTTGTTTTCAGTTTGGAGGTACAGGATATACTTTAGCTTTAAATGAAGGATTATCATTAGAGGAAGGTCAAAGAATAGAAGGATTATATAAGGAATTACACCCAGGTATTTATGAATATGGTAATAGTAAGATAAAAGAAGCTTGTAAACTAGGATATATAGAATCTGTATATGGATTTAAATTACATTTACCTTTCTTTAATGAATTTAAAGAATTAGAAACTAAAATACAAGCTATTACTAAAGATGATTGGGATTTATATAAAATAGGTAAGAAAGAATATAGAGAACAATTTAGAAAAAAAGAGTTAAAAGAAGATTATGTTGTTATAAATCAACAAGCTTATAATTTTTATAAAAACAATAAATCTAATATTTCTAAATATTTTAAACTAAAATCTCAATATTTTAGATTAGTTTTAAATAATCCTACTCAAACTACTGCTGCTTTTCAAACTAAATTATCTATAGCTAATTTATTTGAATATATTGTAGAAAACAATCATCAAAACTTAGTAAAACTTTGTATAGCTCCTCATGATGAAATAGTATTAGAATCAATAGATTCATTATGTGAACATTATCAACAAAAGCTAGGAGAAATTATGAAAGAAAGTGGTAATGTATTTATTAAAAATCCTTTAATTAAAATGGAAGCTAGTGCAAATGTTGGTAAAAATTGGTATTTAGCTAAATAAAATTTTTATATTCACTATATTTATATTATATTTACACATTATTAAACAAAAAAAATTAAATTAAAAAAAAGTATGAATTTACCACAAAGAGAAAATCAAAGTACAGAAAAGAAATTATATGTAGGATATGGAGAATCTACATTAGTAGGAATAAATCCTACAAAAGAAGAACTTATGACATTATTAGGTATTGATAATGAAGAAACTATTGCTAAATTTAAAGATCCTGAATATACAGGAGAAACTACAGAAGGAGATAAATATTTCAGATTAGCTTTTTATGTTAGAAATACAAGAACAGAACAAGTAGATCAATTAAGTTTTCAAGTAACAGACAAAGAAAGAGTATCTAAAGAAGGTAAACCAGAATGGGTTAATCAATTGGGAGCTAATCAATGGGCTATGACAGAAAATGAATTATGGGATAATTTTAAATCTTTTAGTAAAGTATTAAGTTGGAAAAATGTAGATGGTAGTGTTACAGAGAAATATAATGCTGGAGCTAAACCAGAAGAAGTAGATAACTTAGGAAATAAAGTATTTAGAAAAGCTTTAGAAGGAGAAGTTGCTGTATATAACTTTATGATTAATATGTTTAATTTAGATATATATAGTCAAGATTTAAATCTTTTATTAGATATACCTACTATGCTAAAAGGAAACTTTAAATCACTAAGAAAAACTCTAATGGACATTAGATTTGATGTTAGTGGAAATGAGAAAACTGTAGTATGTTCTTATGGAGTTAAATTAAAAGATGATGGAACTCCTGTACAAACTATTTATAACAGAGCATTTTTACCTGGATATATGTTTAAAAATGTAAAAGCTTATAATCTAGACCCTACTAAATTAGCTTCCCTTATACAAGCTAAAGAAAGCAAAGCTAGAAAAATTACTCCAGTAGAAACATTTTTAATAGACACTATGGATGAAGTTAATGGATTTAGAAAAAGTAGCTATTTCTTACCACAAGAAATAGATATTTATGACTCTTCAAAGAACTTTTTAGCTTCTGGAGCAGTTTTAGCTAGTAGTACAAGTGATGATTATTAGTAAATAAATTATATTAAGTCTTAGACCCTCTTATATAATTTAAAAAGTATAAGAGGGTTTTTTAATAATTATAATTAAAAAAAAACAAAACTATGTACAACTTAGAAACTTTATTAAAAATAAAAGAACTAGGTTTATCTGTAAGGTATTATCTTCTATTAAAATTAGTAGAAGATAATGCTCTTTTTAACTTTAGAGAAGAATATTTAGATATTATAGTAGGTATGAAAACTGAAGGTTTTCTAACAAATACTGAAGAATTAACTACTAAAGGTTATGAAATTTTAAAGGAAATAGAAGGTAAAAATGATACAAAAGGTATTAATTATCCTCTTTTACATAAAAAACTTCAAGATGAATTGTTTAAACTTACAGGAGAAAGACAATATAGAGTAGATGGTAAATATTCTTTTTTTCCAAATTTAAAAGATTTCACAGATAAACTTAAAAAAGTAGTTCTAAAATATAAACTAAAAGACTACAATAAAATAGAAACTATACTCTTAAATCACATAAGAAAAGCTGTAAAAGCTAATTTTAAATATATTCCTCTCTTAGGATACTATATAAGTAAAGATAGTAAGAGTATGTTAGTAGATGATTATGAGAATTATGATGGAAAAGAAAATACAACTATTCAAGCTAATCACAATACAAGTACACCAATAAACACATTTGATATATAATGATAGATTATTTTGATGATTTAGAGAAAGAAATAACAGAAGGATTAAATAAAGAACTTATTTCAATGGGTTTTGATAGATTAAATTATCATATAGGGTTAAGAAAAGCTACTTATTACCTAATAGGAGGTTTTACAGGTTCAGGAAAAACTACATTTTTAGATGATGCTTTTGTATTAAATCCTTATGAGTTTGTTTTATCTCCTAAAAATACTAAAGGATTGAAGTTAAAAATCTTCTATTTTTCTATGGAAAGAAGAAAAAACTACAAAATAGCTAAATGGATAAGTAGAAAAATATTTACTGATACAGGTCAAATTATATCTGTAAATAAGATTTTAGGTTGGGTTTCTAAAGAAAATAAATTAACTGCTGAAGAACTAGAAATAGTAAAATCTTACAAAGATTATATAAATACTATGTTAAATAATGTAGTTACTATTATAGAAAATCCTCAAAATCCTATGGGTATTAAAAAAACTATAGATGCTTATGCTGAAGCTAATGGTAAAAAAGTAAAAATAGATGAACATAATTATAAATATATCCCTAATGACCCTAATGAGCATGTTATAGTAATTTATGACCATATTGGTTTACAAAAGAAAGAAACCAGAAGTTATCCTAATGGAGATAAAGTTAGATTATCCTCTAAAAAAGAAATTATAGATCAATCTTCAGAAGATGCTAGAAAATTTAGAGATGTTTATGGTTATACTATAGTAAAAATATCTCAATTTAACAGAGATATATCTAACCCTATAAGATTAAAAAATGGAGATGTAGAACCTATGTTAGAGGACTTTAAAGATTCTGCATCAACACAAGAAGATAGTGAGGTATGTATAGCTTTATTTGATCCAATGAGATATAAAATACCTGACCCTATTGGTTATAATTTAGAAAAATTAAGAAACTCTTATGGTAATAAAATGTATAGAAGTATTAAAATATTAAAGAATAGTTATGGCTCAGATGATGTCAGAATTGGACTTGCCTTTAATCCAGTAGTGGGAATCTTCAAAGAAATGCCTAAAGTTCAAGATACTACTGAAGAAACTTATAAATCTATTATAGATAATACTTACTTTACACAAAGAAAATTAACACCTTTAAAAGAATTAAAACTATAATGCAATTAGAACTTAAATATCAAAAGACTAAAACTATTGCTTGTAAGGAAAGTTCTGATTATGTAATTTGTAATTTTGTTTTTTAAATAAAATGTTGTATATTTACAGTATGAAAAATATAAAATATACAAAAGAAACTTTAAAAGAGGACATTTTAAAAATAAATCCTAATTTTAATTTAGAAATTATTGATAATCCTAAAAACAGTAGAGTTTTAGTTAAAACAAAATATGGAATATGTAATCCATTTTTTATTTCATTAAAACGAAATCAAACTCCTTCTATTCAAACAGCAATTAATAAAACAGAATATTTTATTAATAAATTAAAAGAAATTCATGTAGATAAATTACAATATGATTATGATTATTCTTTAGTTGAATATGTGAACGATAGAGCAAAAGTTAAAATAATATGTAAAAAACATGGTATTTTTGAAATGAAAGCAACTTCTTTATTAAAAGGATCTAAATGTCATACTTGTGCTAAACAAAACTATAAAAAAGCAAAAAAAGTAGCATTAAATTTTATTACAAGAAGTAAGGATGTTCATGGAGATACTTATGAATATGATAAATGTATTTATATAAATAGTTATAATAAAGTAACTATAACTTGCAGAATTCATGGGGATTTTGAACAAATTCCTTTTAATCATTTAAAAGGAAATGGGTGTAAAAAATGTGCATCTATTGCAAATAATAATTTTTTAAAAAATAAAGATTTAAATCTTAGAAGTTATTCTGGTTGGAAAAAAGCTGGTTTAAAGTCTAAAAATTTTGATTCTTTTAAAGTATATATTCTTGAATGTTGGAATGAAAATGAAAGATTTTTTAAAGTAGGTAAAACATTTTTACCTATAATAAAAAGATTTTCTGGAAAAGATTTTTTACCTTATAATTATAAAATTTTAAAAATAATCCAAAATGAAGATGCTGATTATATTTCTAAATTAGAAAATAAAATACAAATCGAACACATTTCTTATAGATATATACCTAAAATAAGTTTTAAAGGGCATCATGAATGTTTTACAAAAATAAACAATTTAAATTATGAATGATTTAGAATTAAAAAAACAAATTACAAGAACTCTTAAAATAAAAGAGAATGGTAGAAGCAGTGATTTTGTTCCTCCGTAAGTAAGCCAAATTTTATTATGGGATGCAATGCTGGATGTTCTAATAGTTATTGTTATACTAGAAGATTTGGAAGAAAATATATTTATATTAATACTAATGTAGATGAAATATTAGAATCAATAAGACAACATTCTTTAAAATTAGGTACTAAAATCCCTAATCAAACAGATTTAAAGTATTGGACTTTTGATGTGGGATGTGATGTAGATCTTAATTATCATTGGAAAGATTATAATTGGGATAAAGTATTAAAGTTTTTTACAGAAACTCCTAATATTAAAGCTACTTTTGCTACTAAATTTGTTAATAATCAATTACTACCTTATGGTAATGAAAAACTAAGAATTAGATATAGTTTAATGCCTCAACATATGTCTGATATTTTAGAACCTAAAACTTTTAAAATAGAGAAAAGGATTGAAGCTATTAATAAATTTATAGAGCATGGTTGGGATGTACATATTAATTTTAGTCCTATTGTATATACTAATACTTGGAAAAAAGATTATGAAGAATTATTTAAACTAATAGATCAGAAAGTATTATATAAAGATAAAGTAGCTTGTGAAGTTATATTTTTAACTCATAATCAAAACTTACATAATATTAATTTAGAACAAAATGCTATAGAAATAGAAAACCTACTTTGGAAACCAGAAATACAAGAAACTAAAATATCTCAATATGGAGGAGAAAATATTAGGTATCAATGGGAGTTTAAAAATCAATTAATTAATGAATTTAAAGAATTACATAATAATATCATACCTTGGTGTAATATTAGGTATATTTTTTAAAATAAAAACATAAAAACTATTATGATACAAACAACAGATCAATTATTTAACTATTATAAAGAACATGTTGCTTTAACAGAAGGACATTACGCTTATTTAATAGATAAAGAAGATTTTAAAGAAGCATTAAAAAAATTTGCTACTTTACATGTTGAAAAAGCATTAGAACAAGCATTTTTAAATAGTGAAATGAGAGTTTCAGAAAATGATACAAATGAAACACCTGGTTTTACTAATAATTATGATGATGGTTATGTAACTATTACAGTAAGTAAAGATTCTATTTTAAATGCTTATAATATAGAAGAAAATATAAAATAATGAAAGATAAATATACAATAGGTAATTATTATAAAATTCCTTGTATAGAGTATAAAGAAGTTTATAATAGATTAGAGCAAGTAAGATTAAATGAGTTATATATAGGTTATCCTACATATAAAAAATTTGAATATATTTATTATTTACCTGTTACTTCAGAAAAACCTCATAGTGATAGAGAAAATGGACAAAATTACTTACATTATCATGTAGATTATAGATTTGAATTTGGAGAAAAAAGTAAACATTATTTATTTGAAGATAGTAATATTAGATTAGAACATACTAAAAATACTAAAATAGTCTATATGATGATGAAATGTATAAAAAAATCTAATGAATTTACCACTCCTGTAAGTTATATAAAAAACTCTAAACTAAAACATAAATGTATAATAAAAGGTAAATGTCCTCACAGAGGTCAAAACTTAACTTTAGAACCTGATATTAATGGAGTAATAACTTGTCCTAATCATGGTTTACAATTTGATGCTATAACTAAACAATTAATAACAAATAATGATAAATAACAAAGATTTACCAGGAACAAATAGTGAAACTTTTAAAATTAGATTTACTGAAGATTGGTTTCAAAAAAGTGAAACAGGTATATACAATACTCATAAATTACTAATACTAGAAATACCTCATAAAAAATGGTATAAACAATTATTACAATTTATTAGTTTTGGACTATATGAAGCTCCTATTCAATACAAAGTAATACAAATTAAATAAAATAAAAATGAATTTAGTAACAAAAAGTAATAATGATTATATAGAACCTATTCCACATGACAATAATATTAATAGTATTATAAGTGATTTTAGTGTAAAAGAGGAAAAAGTAGTAGTTTGGGATGCAGACTCAATAATATATACTACTCTTTACATGGGTAAGAATCCAGAAACAGGAGAATTAAACCCTCCTTATACTGAAAATGATTTAGAGTTTTTATATGGAAAATTAGATGAATATATGTTAAAAATTCTTAATAATATAGAGAACTATTTCATTATCAAGTCTTTATATATATTTATTAGAGGTAAGGACAACTTTAGAAAAAAATTATATCCTGAATATAAGTCTAATAGACCTAAAAAAGATCCTTTAAGTGTATATCTTTATGATTATATGAAAGAAAAATATCAAGCTGTAGAATCTCATGGGTATGAAGCAGAAGATTATTGTGCTACTATAGCTTGGAAATTAGGTAAAGATTGTATTATTGCATATGTAGATCATGATTTAGAAGAAATATCAGGTGCTATATTATACAACTATCAAAGGGACAAATTCATGCAATTATCTGAAAAAGAAGCTATTTATAATAAATATAAAAAATTAAATATAGGGGAAAATGGAGATTTTGCTAATTTTACTCCTTCTTATGCAGAAAAAAGTTTTGAAAGAGATTTTCATATAGATATGACTATAGAAGAATATGAAGCCCAAACTTTAGAAACTTTTATATGGTGTTGGTCTGATAAATTAAAGGTTAAAGGTAAAAAAATACAAAGATTTCCTAATGAATCTTTAGCTAAAGAAAAATTAGAATTAGCAAAACAAATTATTTGGTTACAAAATGTTGAAAATAAATAAAATATGCAAAATATAAAAACAAGTATACAATTATTAAAAGAAATGAAAGAATGGTCTGATAGAATTGGATCTGATGAACATTATCAAATTAATGAAATTGTTAAAATGTTAGAAAGTTCTAAGTATTACACTTTAAAAGATATGGAAAAATCTTTTGTTGCTGGAGGTAAATTAGCTAGAAATATAGAAAATGATGGATTTAATGAGTTTATAGAAAAATTAAATAAATAAATTATGAAATTAAGTAAAAAACCTACAGATTGGATTATAGCTAAAGCTGATAATAATGATGATTACTTTGTAAGTGATTTTGTTATAATAAATGCAAAACAATGTATAGACTTTAAAGAAAGAATTATACTTATACTAGAAAATAATGGATTAAAAGGAGAATATTCTGAGCATGGAGTAATTATGTTTGAATTCTTTGACTCTAGTAATGAATATTACCCTATCATAAATGATTTTTTAGAAAATAATGAAGAAGGTTGGTCTTATATAGAATTAACAGATAAAGAATTTGAAGAAATACAAGAAAATTGTGTTATACTAGATAGTTGTGAAAATGAACTTAGAGTAGATTGTACTATTACTGGTATAGATAGAAGTGGATTTTCTTTTAAATCTTATGGAAAGTATTGTGGTACAGAACTTTATGCAAATTTACCTTTAAATATATAAAATAATATTAGATAAGAACCTTATAATTTGGAATTATAAGGTTTAAGTCTTATATTTGAAACTTAATTAAAAGAAAAATATGGAAGAAAAAATTAATTATTATTTAGTTTTAGAACAACAAACTCATTTTAATGGACATGGAGAACCTGAAGAAGGAAAACTCACTAAATTTATAACTACTAATAAATTATATGAGCAATTAATTGGTAAAGAAGGTGTTATGTTTTATGAAAATCCTGTAGAATCTTTTATAGAAGATTCTGTTTTTGTAAATATAGATAAACATTTTAGAAGTTTATTTGCTTTTCCTGAAGATAAACAAGCTCAAGATAGTTACCATTGCATTATGTATAGTTATGAAGTTAGTATTGTTTCTAAAGAAATGGCAGAAAAATTAACAGAAATTATTAAATCTTATAAGAATATTAATTAAATATGAATCAAAATCTAGAAGTAGGAAATTTAGAGTTAATAAAGTGGAAAGATAAACCTGATATTCTTTTAGAAGAAATATCTAATCTTTGGAAAGATATAAAAGAGGCTATAGAAAGTAAAAACTTAAGGTTATTAGAAGAAAAGTTGAAGGATAGTGTAGAATTTATAAAAGAATAAATTAAATAAAAAAATATGGCAAAAGAAGTAAAAAAAGAACAAAATATTGATGGTTTTCAATCAGAAATTGAAAAAATTTTTGGGAAAGGAAGTATTATAACAGCAAATGAAGAAATTCCTCCTGGAGATATTATTCCTTTAACCAGTTTGACATTATGTAATGCTTTGGGTAAAGGAGGATTTGCTAAAAATAAAATTATAGAAATTATTGGTTGGGAAAGTGCAGGAAAAAGTACTCTATCTTGTGATGCTATAGCAAATGATCAAAAAACATATGGAGATAATTGTCTTTTAATAGATAAAGAAAATAGTTTTGATAAATTTTATGCTGAAAGATTAGGAGTAAATTTAGATAAACTACAATTAGCCTATCCTAATTCTTTAGAAGATTGTTATAGTTTAATAGAAAAAGCACTAGACTCTAGACTTTTTGGTTTAATTGTAGTAGATTCTTTGACTTCTTTTCAACCTCAAGCAAGTTTAGATAATCCTGGAGGAGCTATGGGTAAAGAGGCTAGAATTAATTCTGATAGAATGAGAATGGTCAATGATAAAGTTAGAAATTCTAATTGTTGTGTAGTATTTATTAATCAAATTAGAGAGAAGATAGGAGTAATGTTTGGAAGTCCAGAAACTACATCAGGAGGAAATGCACTGAAATTTTATGCCCATGTTAGAATTATGATTAGAAGAAAAGAAATTAAAGCTGAAAATCAAACTAATACTATGCATTTTAAAATTATTAAAAATAAATTAGCTCCTCCTATGAAAGAAGCAGAAACCACTATTATTTGGGGTAAAGGTTTTGATAAAGAAAGTGAAATATTTTACTTAGCTAAAGATTTTGAAATTATTAAGAAACATGGTAAAAAAGTTACTTATAATGGAGAAATATTTGAATTAAGTGATAAAGATGCTATGGAGGAATATTATGCTTATTTAGATGAAAATCCTGAGATTAAAAAAGAAATAGTAGATAAAGTATTAGAAAGATTAAATAATCCAATAAATACTACAGAAAATGAATAAAGGTATTGAAATATATTCTCAAGAAACTTATATAGAAGAAGATTTAAGTAATTCTACAGTACAAGAAAGATTTAGTAATAATTATTTTTGGAAAGTTTGTAACTATGTTAATCAAAAGTTTAGAGATATAGGAACTTTTTTAGATAAAGAAGATGTTAATGATATGGAATTATTAAGAGAATCTAGAGAACAAGGATTAGAAAAAGAAGATTAGAAAATATATGATAGAAGAAAGAAAAAAAGTAAATTTACATAGTCTTAGATATAATCTGGCTACTAAATATTTGATAAATACCTTAGATATTAATTCTAAAGGAGTTACTTTTAAATTATTAAAAGAATTAGGATTTGTTAATGCTTATCTTATAGATATAGGATATGATCATAAAGTGTCTGATACTTTAACTTTAGTATTTTCTATTCCTAGTTCTTTTAAAGATAATTTCTTTAACTTCATTAAAGAACTAGAAAAAGATGTACCTAATTATCTTTTACATTATGAAATAGATATTAATACTTATGGGGTTCTTTTTAAGATAGCAGAAAAGTTTAAACCTATAATACCTTTATTTTTAGAAGGTAAATACTCTAAATTTGGTAAAGGATATGCTGATTTCTTTAAAGAAACTTCTCAAGGTAAAATAAATTATCTTTCTCAATATAAAATAATATTAAAAGATAAAGATTATCAATATGCTTTAGAGAATAAAATAGGATTAGAAGAAGGAGAATTAGATAATAGTGAACTTGATGATATTCCTCAAGAAAAGGATTACATATTTGATTATGAACAACTTATAAAAAATAAAGAATGCTAGTAGACAGTAAAAACAACTTAATATTAAATATTAAGAACAAAACACAAATATATTCTACAGAAGAAGTTAAAAAAGCTCTAGAAGAATATGAAAAAAACAAAATAGCTACCAATCAAGTTAGTTTTTGTGCTAATCATGATAGAGATACTCAAGAAGCTATTAATGAATATTATAAAGCTCCTGAACAAGTAGTTTGGGATGCTAGACCTGGTATTAAAATGAGTAATGCTTACTTTCCAACAGCAAATTGGATAACTACACATACAGCAGAAAGAATTAAAACAGACCCTGTTGTAGAAGCTGTAAAACATGACAAAGATAAAGTTAAAATGGAATTGTTACCTCCTTATAGTTTAGAAAAGATTGCTAAAGTATTTACTTTTGGAGCTAATAAATATGAAGATTGGAATTATCTTAAAGGAGATGGGTTAAAATTAAGTAGAGTTTATGGTTCTTGTTTAAGACATTTAAATTCCTGGTATAAAGGAGAAGAATTAGATCCTGAAACAGGAGAAAATCATTTAATTCATGCAGGATGTTGTATTATGATGCTTATAGAGTTAGTGAATGCTAAAAACAATGATGATAGACCTAAACATTATGTAAAAGATAATAGGATAAGTAATTTATTAGATGTACATGAAATGGATTAAAATATGACAACATTATATAAAAAAGATAGTAAAGGTAAATGTAGAATAATTAATTTTTGGACTGAAAATGATAAATTTTGTCAATCTTCTGGTGTTAAAGATGGTTTATTAGTACCTAATGTTAAAATATGTAAAGGTAAAAACATAGGTAAAACTAATGAAACAACTCCTGAACAACAAGCTGTATTTGAAATGGAGTCTAAAATAAGAGAAAAATTACAAGAAGATTATTTTAGAACTGAACAAGAAGCTATGAATAGTGTAGTAATATTACCTATGTTAGCTAAAAAGTTTGAAGATGAAGAACACAAAATAGATTGGAATAATTGTTTTATACAACCTAAATTAGATGGTCAAAGATGTTTAGCTATTTGTACTAAGGAAGGTAATGTAACTTTATTATCTAGGGATGGTATAGATATTCAAAAAGCACATGGTAGTATGCGACATATTATTAATGATTTAGCTACTATTAAAGAAGATGTTATACTTGATGGTGAGCTTTATATTCATTCTACAGAAGATAATTTTCAAGATGTAATGAAAGCTATTAAAAAATACAGACCAGGAGTATCTGAATTAGTTAAGTATTATGTATATGATAAAATATCATCTAACCCCTTTAAAGAAAGAATAGTAAGAGGTTATATTAAGAATTTACTTTCTTGTGTAGAAGTTTCAACCTATAATATTTATAATAAAGAAAATTTATTAAAATATCACAATATGTTTTTAAAAGAAGGATATGAAGGATCTATTATAAGATGGGGTAATGAAGGATATAAATTAAATGGTAGAAGTTTTAACTTATTAAAATATAAAAATTTTCAAGATAGTGATTATTTAATTGTTGATGTTATACCAGCAGAAAATAGACCTGAATGGGGAATGATAGTATGCCAAAGTGAATATGGTACTTTCGATGCTACACCTAAAATGAATCATGATAAGAAAAAAGAAATTCTTTTAAATAAAGAAGAATATATAGGACAAACTGCTGTAATAAAACATTTTGGTTATACAGAAAGTGGTTTACCTAGATTTCCTATATTTTTAGGTGTTCGTAATGATAATTTAATTAAATAAAATATGGAAAAAATACAAGTAATTTCAGATACACATGGTTTTCATAATCAAGTATTTATACAAGATAATGTAGATTGTATTATACATTGTGGAGATAGTACTAATTATTATGATATTTACCATAATCAACCAGAATTTGATGATTTTATTAGTTGGTATTCTACTATAAATGTAAAACATAAAATTTTAATACCAGGCAATCATGATTCATGGAGTATGAAAAAATATAATATTGATAAAGTAAAAAGTTTAGGTATTATCTATTTAGAACATGAATATTATAAATTAGAAGGTTTAAAGATATTTGGTTCTCCTTATACTCCTACATTTGGAAATTGGCATCATATGAAAGATAGAGCTAAATTATTTAGATATTGGGAAGAATTAGAAGAAAATATAGATATTCTTATAACTCATGGACCTCCTTATGGTATTTTAGATTTATCAGAAAATAAAGAAGGTGTACTAGAAAATTGTGGAGATGGTGCTCTTTTTAAGAAAATATTAAAAGTACAACCTAAATATCATTGCTTTGGTCATATTCACAACAATAATAATTGTTATAATCAAGGTACTAGAACTATTCAAGGTTGTAAAACTACTTTTATGAATTGTTCTATGGTAGAAGATGGTAAATTTAGTAAAGGTTTAATAAATAATGGATTAATAATTAATTTAAAATAGAATATGAAAGTAAAAATAAAGAAACTACACAAAGATGCAGTAATACCTAAATATGCTAAACCTGGAGATGCTGGAATGGATTTAACTGCTATAGAAATTAGTTATGATAATAATGGAAATATAGTTTATAGAACAGGATTATCTTTTGAAATACCTGCTGGGTTTTTTATGATGCTTGTACCAAGAAGCTCTAATTCTAAAACAAATTTAATGCTCACTAATCATTGTGGAATAGTTGATTCTGGATATAGAGGAGAAGTAATGTTTAAATATAAACCTTATAAATGGAATGATAATTCCCAAGAATCTTTTTTAGAAATGGTAAAATTTGAAACTTATAAAATAGGGGATAGAGTAGGTCAAGGAATTATACTTCCTTATCCTCAAATAGAATTTGAAGAAGTAGAAGAATTATCTGTAACTGAAAGAAACACAGGAGGGTATGGTAGCAGTGGTGCTTAGTTACATAAAACAATTATTACCTAAAAAAGTAATAATTACAAGTCAAAATTTAAAAGAATTAGAAATATTATATAACAAAGAAATAAATAAATTAAGGTATGGTAGATAAAGGTTTAAAACTATTATCAGATATAACAATTTTTAGTAAATATGCTAAATATAACCCAAAAACAAAAAAAAGAGAAAGTTTTGATGAAATTGTAACTAGATACCAAAACATGATGATTGATAAATTTCCTGATTTGGAATTTGAAATTATTAATAATTGTAAATATATTAGAGATTATAAAGTATTACCTTCTATGAGAATGATGCAATTTGCAGGTAAAGCTATAGAAGTTAATAACTCTAGAGGTTATAATTGTTCTTATTTATTAGTAGATAGTTATCATGCTTTTAGTGAGACAATGTTTTTACTTCTAGGAGGTAGTGGTGTAGGTTATTCTGTACAAAATAAACATATTGAAAAATTACCAGAAATTCATAAACCTACAAAAGAAAGAAAATTCTTAGTACAAGATGATATTATGGGTTGGGCTGATGCAGTTAAAGTTCTTATAAAGTCTTATTTTGGTTTAGGAAGTAAACCTAGATTTGATTTTAGAGCTATTAGAGAAAAAGGAGCATTATTAATAACAGCAGGAGGAAAAGCTCCTGGTCCAGAACCTTTAAAATTATGTTTAGCTCATATAGAAGCTATTTTAGAAAGTAAACAAAATGGAGAAAAATTAACTTCTACAGAATGCCATGATATTATGTGTCATATTGCAGATTCTGTATTAAGTGGAGGAATTAGAAGAGCTGCTATGATTGCTTTATTTGATTTTGATGATGAAGATATGATTAGTTCTAAATATGGTACTTGGTGGGAGAAAAACCCTCAAAGGGGTAGAGCTAACAATAGTGCTGTAGCTTTTAGACCAAAATTAGATAAAAAAGAATTCTTACAACTTTGGAAAAGAATTGAATTAAGTGGTAGTGGAGAACCTGGGATTTATCTAACTAATAATCCTGAATGGGGTACAAATCCCTGCGTGGAAATAGCATTAAGACCTTTTCAATTTTGTAATTTATGTGAATTAAATGTATCTTCTGTAGAAAATGATCAAGATTTTTATAATAGAGTAAAAGTAGCTTCATTTTTTGGTACATTACAAGCATCATTTACAGATTTTCATTATCTTAGAGATATATGGAAAAGAACTACTGAAAAAGAAGCATTGCTAGGTATAGGTATGACTGGAGTGGCTTCTAATAAAGTTGAAGATTATTTGAATGAAGGAGTTAAAGTAGCATTATTAGAAAATGAGAGAGTTGCTAGTATTATAGGAATAAATAAAGCTGCTAGAATCACTTGTATTAAACCTAGTGGTACTACTTCTTGTGTATTAGGAACTTCAAGTGGTATTCATACTTGGCATTCTCCTTATTATATAAGAACTATGCGTTTTAATAAAACAGAAACTATAGCTAAGTATTTAATGGAAAATCATCCTGAAATATGTGAAGATGAATTTTATTCTCCTAAACATACATTGTGTGTAAGAATTCCTATAAAAGCTCCAAAAGATGCTTTAACTAGACAACAAGAAACCCCTATAGAGTTTTTAGAAAGAATTAAATATTACTATAATAATTGGGTTAAACCTGGACATAGAAATGGAGTAAACACCCATAATATTTCTGCTACTATAAGTGTGAAACCCGAAGAATGGGAAGGAGTTGGTAATTGGATGTGGGAAAATAAAACTACATATAATGGACTTTCTGTATTACCTTATGATGGGGGATCTTATATTCAAGCTCCTTTTGAAGAAATAACAGAAGAAAAATATGAAGAACTATATAGTACATTACAAGATATTGATTTTTCTCAAATTATTGAATTAGAAGATAATACTACTCAAGCTGATGAAATTGCTTGTGGAGCTGATGGTTGTGAAATTAAATAATTAAATAAATATAATGATATTAACAGAAAAAGAAATAAGAGATCTTTTATCTAAAGATTTTAAACAAGTAAAGAAAACTTCTTCAGGAGAAATATTTAATCAATATACTTATGATGAAAAAGAATGTTTAAATCTTATAGAGAGTTATATTTATGAAAGAAAAGGTCAGAAGATAGGGGATATTCAATCCCCTTCTTTTGCTCTTAAACAACATGGACAATTAGGAGGATTAGTTGCTCAACAAAGATATAACAAAATGGAAATAGCTTTTGATAAAGCTTTACAATTTTATAATGAAAAATATAATAAATATGGCTAAAAAAAATCAATTAGAAGTAAAAGTATATACTATTTTAGAGGAATGTGTAGAAAGTGGTATTAATTGGGGTTTCTTGAAAGCTTTTAAACATGATGATGATCCTTCTGAAGATAAAATAAAAGAAGAAATATTAAGGGCTATTATGTTATCTATTAGTGAAAAGTTTAATTTTCCTGAATTTAATGATTAGGAAAAAAAAGACCTGTTTATCTTGTAATACTGAACAATTTATTTTTTCTAAAAATAGGTGCAAATCATGTGCTTCTAAAGAAGATAGTAAACCTATTAAAAAAGTATCTACTAAACAAACAGAAAAGAATAAAGATAAAGCTTTAAAAACTAAAGAGTTACATTCTTGGTTTTTAACTTTATTTGATAAACATAAAGAAAAAGATGCTAAAGGTTATTTTGTAAGATGTTTTGAAACAGGTTTTAAAATGTATGAAGATAATTATAAATATAACAGTTGTATATATTCTCATTATTTTCCTAAAAGTACATATCCCCAATATGCTTTTGAAGAGTGGAATATGGAATTAGTAACTCCAGATACACATAGTACCTGGGAACAAGATCATACAAAGTGTAGTAAAATGTATAAGAAATACTTGGAATTAAAGGAAAAAGTATTATATTTGTAAATAAATAATATATGGTAACAAGTCAAATTAAATATAAAAACTTTGTAAAAGGTAGTAAAAATACTTTAGCAGGTAAAGAAATGGAAGCTAAAATAGTAGATAAAATAGAAATAGAAGGTACTACTCATTATTTAGTACAAAATAATAAAGGAGAATTAATTATTATTCTACCTAATCAATTAACTAAAATAGTAAATACAAAAAATGTTAACACCTAAGAAACAAGCAGAAGAATTAGTAAGAGATTTTGGTAATATAGGTTTAGCTTTATTGTGTGTTAGATATATATTAAGATCTACTGGAATAACTCATGTTTATGATTATTGGATAGAAATAAGAGAAGAATTATTAAAATTAAAAAAAGATAATGAATAAAATAAAAATATTAGCTATAATGGGAGATAATAATCTAAGTGCTTCTAAGTATCATAGATTATATCTTCCTTTAACAGCCTTAGAAGGTAAAGTAATTAAAGTAGGAGAAGAAGATAAAGAGATAAATGTAGATTTTATAGATACTTTTAATCCTCCTTTAGAAATATTAGAAAAGTATAATATTATTTGGAATAATTTTTCTTGTAATATTCCTAATACTATTATAGGACTTTTACAAAGTAAAGGTATTATCTTTATAGAAGATGTAGATGATTATTGGGAATTACCTAAAAAGAGCATAATGGTTCCTATAGTAGGTAGAAGTTATGATAATGTACCTATTCTTTCTAGTTTAAGTGATGTTACTATTTGTGCTACTGGTACTTTAGGAGTTAGTGTTATTCCTTATAGTAACAATATTTCTATATCCAACAATGATTTACCTATAGGAGAAGGACAATTTACTGTTAGAGATAATATTAAAGAAGGAGAAAAGATAGTCATAGGAGTAATAGGTTCTGTATCACATCTTCCTGATTATCAAAGTATTGCTAATGTTATTAAAAGGATTACTTTAAATAAAGAGATAAAAGAAAAATGTAAATTTGTTATAGCTGGATATGTAGAAAAAGATAAAAATTGGGATAAAATTGTAGCTATCTTTAGTCAAAATGGATTTGAAGTAGAATTAAGAAATTCTTTACCTTTAGAGAATTATATGGAAGCTTATAAAGGAATTAATATTGTGTTAGCTCCTTTAAGTGATGTAGAATTTAATAGGAAAAAATCGGCTTTAAAGGCTCTTGAGTGCTCTTTATGGAACATTCCTATGATAAGTAACCTAATGTATGCTGATAAAGAATTTAATGGTGTTATAGTAGCTAAAACTGATAAATCTTGGATAGAAACTATTAGATACCTAATACAAGATGATAACTATGTAGAAATAGGTAAAAGATTAGGAGAAGTTAACAGAAACTTATCTAATTTTGAAGGTAGAATAGAAAACTTAAGATTATTGGTAGAAGCTAGTATGAATAAAAAACTAGTATCTGATTTAGAAACTTTAGATATGTATTCTATTAAATATAGGGAAGATCAAAATACTGAATATCAAAGTTATTTAAATCAAAATAAAGAGACTTCTTGGAGGTTTGAGTATAATCCCTTGATGAATATAGTACCTAAAGTAGAAAAAGAATATGTAGGAGTATTAAGTTGGAGATTTCTTCAGAAAACAGGTTTAGCTAAGAATTTACTTTATAATATGATTAAACCTACTTTAAAAGAAGGCAATGTAGATATGATTAATTTATCTCCTAGAAAATGGTTAAGTGGTAAAGAATATATGGAGTTTAGTGAAAAACAACATCCTGGACTTGAAAACTTATTAAAATTAATATGTTTAAAATTAGGAGTTATTTATAACCCTAATCCTAAAAATATAGTTTACTCTAATTTTTTCATTCTAAAAACTTCTATTTACAAAGAATATGTAGAAGAATGGATTAAACCTGCTTTAGCTTGTTTAGAAGGGGAATATTGGACTTTAGCTAACAAAGATGCTAATTATATAGGAGGATTATCTAAAGAAGATTTAAAACTACATACAGGCTTAGATTATTACAATATGATTACTTTTGTATTAGAAAGATTAATTCTTCAATTTATTGAATGTAAAAAATTAAAAGTAAAAAATGTCTAAACCATTAAGTAGGGAATTTTTGTTGAAAAGAGGTAAATGTTGCAAAAATTCTTGTAAAAATTGCCCCTGGGGTTTTGGTAAAAGATTAATAGATCAAATAACAAATTTACAATTAGAGCAAAATTTACTTATGTCAAAAGTAGATGATTTAATAAATAAAACTAAAAATATGAATAAAAAAAAATATAATTACTCTAGTTATTGTTTAGGGAGTTCAATATCAATAAACAATAAGAAGTTAAATCATTTAGATTCTTCTCAAGATAACTCATTATTACTACAAGAAACTGAAAAATTATTTAATAAATTACTATTAAAACATGGTTCATTTGAACTTTATAAAACATTATTACAAGCATATGGAGAATATGAATCTACAGAAGTCTGTGAACAATGTGGTAATTATGATGAAATTATTAATTTAGAAATATAATAAAATATGAATACAGAAGAAAAATACTATGTACCTGATAGAGAAGATTTTAAAGAAGGTTTTGAATATGAAAAACTTTATAATACATATAGTCCTCCAGATTTTAAATTAACAGATAGTAAATGGGTTAAACAGATATTTGATGATTTTACTTCAGAAGAAAATTATCTTTTCAATAGACAACTTATGGATAATAATATAAGAGTACCTTTTCTAACAAAAGAAGATATTGAAAAAGAAGGTTGGGTATATAATGGTAAATCTATAGATTTATGGTTTTATAAAGAAGGAGAATTTGAAAGAACTTCTTATACTGTTTATAAAGTGACATTACATTATAATTTAGAAGATAAATGGTTACTTATTTATTTAAAAGATAATGGAGAAGATGTATTAATATTTCAAGGTAAGTGTAGATGTATAAATGATTTTAAAACTGTTTGTAAACTATTAAATATATAAAATATGAATAATATACAAATTTTTGTTATCACATATAACGAGGAATATATGTTACCTTTCTTTATAAAATGGTATAGAGATAGATTTCCTGATTGTAAAATAGTTGTCTATGATAATATGTCAACAGATAACACAGTACAAATAGCTAAAGATAATAATTGTGAAGTGATACTTTATGATACTAATAATCAACTTTCAGACAGTAAATACTTAGAAATAAAGAATAATTGTTGGAAACATGCTACTACAGATTGGGTTCTTATAGCTGACTCTGATGAATTATTAGACATCAAACCAGAAGATCTAAATACAGATCAAACATTATTTAAATCTAAAGGTTATAATATGTGTAATGTAGGTAATGTTGAAGATATATTAACTATTAGACATGGTATAGAAGCTGTACAATATGATAAAGTGTTATGTTTTAATAAGTTATACATAAAAGAAATAAATTATACTCCAGGTTGTCATTCTTGTAATCCTATAGGAGATGTTATATATACTTCTAAGAGACCTAAATTATTACATATGAAGTTTATTAATGAAGATTTGTTAGTAGAAAAATATAAATCTTATGCTAGTAGACTTTCAGAGGAAAATAAGGCTAAACAATGGGGTTATCATTACTCTGAACAAGAACAATCATTAAGAGAATCATTTAAAAACCATTTAAAATTAGCAAAAGAATTATGATAAAACAAGAATTAAAAATTGGAAATACTTATAGAGTAAAAAGAAATAAAGAAAAGGGTGATTTTCCTCAAATGAGGTATCAAATAAAAGTATTAGAAATTATTGATATTGATATAGTGTATAAATATGAGTTTGAGAAGGATGTAGTAAAATGTCCTATATTAGAATTTGAAACTAATTTTACTATTGAAAAAGATTTAGGTTGTCTAATTGAACAACCATTAAAAGAAAAACATACTTATATAATTCATCATAAAAATTATCCAACTTCTTATAAAATTAACGTATTAGAATTGACAGAAACTACTATATACATATTATATGAAGATAAATTAGTGAAAAGTAGATTAACAAGAGAAGAATTTAATCTTTTTTATAATGTTATTGAAGATTTAGGAATAGTTCTTTCAGAAAATAAAATAACTGAATTATTAAATAATAGTAAATATAATTAAACTTATGATAAAACATAACTATAAAGAAATAGAAGGTTGGTTTAATATGGAAGACCAATACTTAGAATTATTAGAAAATACTCCAGAAGGAGGAATATTTGTAGAATTAGGAGCATATAAAGGAAAGAGTACTTCTTTTATAGTTACAGAAATGATTAATAGAAACAGAGATATTCAATTTTATACAGTAGATACATTTCAAGGAGATAGTGGTTCAAATGATTTAAAAGAAGTAGAAGCATATAAACAAGTAAACATTTCTAAAATGTATGAAGAATTTAAAGAAAATACTGAACATTTAGAAGATAAATTTACAGTAATTAAAGACTATTCTTGGGAAGCTGCTAGATTATTTGAAGATAATAGTATAGATGTTTGTTTTTTAGATGCCAGTCATGCAGAAAATTCAGTTTTTTTAGATCTTCAAGTATGGTATCCAAAAATTAAAAATAATGGTATTTTAGCTGGACATGATTATTATGCTTGGACAGGCGTTCAAAATGCTTTTAAAAAATATTTTAAAAAAAATCCAGACAAAATTGAAAACGATTGCTGGTTTATTAAAATAATTAAATAATAAGTTAATTCATGGATAAAATTTGTGGAATTTATAAAATAACTAGTCCTTCTAATAGAGTATATATTGGACAATCTAGAAATTACAATAAAAGAATAAATGGATATAAAAAATATAATTGTAAGGGACAACCAAAATTATATAATTCTTTAAAAAAATATGGTTTTAAAAATCATATAGTTGAATTAGTTCATGAATTAACTTTAGATATTGATCAAAAAGATTTAAATTATTGGGAACTTTTTTATTATAATAAATATAAAAATGAAGGTTTTCATTTATTAAATTTAAGAGAATGTGGTGCTAATGGTAAATTTTCAGAAGAATCTCGATTAAAAATGAGCATTTCTGGTAAAAATAAAATAATAACAGAAGAACATAAAAGAAATATGGGGTTAGCTCAAAAAGGCAGAAAACATACTGAAGAAACTAAAAAGAAAATGAGTGCCTGGCAAAAAGGAACTATTTTAGGTACAGGTAAACCTATTTTAAAACTTGATTTAAATATGAATTTAATAAAAGAATATGCTTCTGTAACTCATGCTCAAAGAGAAGAAAATATACCAAAACAAAATATAACAGAATGTTGTAAGAAAAATTTACAAAAATTAAAAACAAAAATTAGAAATAAAACAAATAAATTTACATGTAGAGGGTTTATTTGGGAATATAAAAACAAAGATAATATGAAAGAAATAAGTGAAACAGGTTATTGGAATGGAGAAACAGCTCATATTCATCATGTACATTGTAAAGAATTAAGTAAATGGATATGTGAGTTTTTAAAAGAAAATGTAAGTAAATTTGATCAAATAACAGATCAAGGTTGTGGTTTAGGTAATTATCTTAAAGATTTAGAAGATTATGGATTTGACAATCTTTTAGGTTATGAAGCAGATATTCCTAAAAATAAAGTATTTGATAATATAAGAAAACAAGATTTAACTAAATTAATAGAATCTGGAGTATCAGGAACAGTAATTTCTTTAGAGGTAGGAGAACATATTCCTAAAGAACATATGAATACTTATTTAAGTAATATTACAAATTTTTGTAATAAATATTTAATTACCTCTTGGGCTATAAGAGGGCAAGAAGGATTTGGTCATGTTAATTGTCTTGATAATCATGAAGTTATACCATTAATAGAAGCAAAAGGTTTTAAGTTAATGGAAAAAGAAACAGAGGAAGTTAGAAATATAGATCTTTCAGAAGCTCCTTGGTTTAAGAATACATTATTAATATTTAAAAGAGTATAGATATGAGAGAAAATATAACTTTAAAAATAACATTTAAAGAAGATTTATTAAAACAAAATGATTATGAAATAATGTACACTAAGGGTAATATTGATAAACTTAAATTACCTAAACTTGATAAAACAATGGTATATTATTTAAAAGATATGTCAGAATTTCCTGAAGTTATAGGATATTTTAATTTAGATGAAATAGAAAGTATTCAATTTAAATAATACAAAAAGAAAAAGACCTACTAAATTAATAGTAGGTCTTTTTTTTCATTAACATTAAAATTACAGCAAAACATGAAAAGTATTAAAACAAAAAAGTTATTATTTCTGAATATTATTTCTAGTGAAGAATTCTTCTTTTAGGGTTTTATCTTCGTTGAGATCTGAAGCAGTATAGAGTAATAGATTTTTCTCTTCTATATTTCTATCTTTTATAGCATTTATGATAGCTACTGGTTCTTCAAATATTTGAAGAAAGTGTTGTAAAGCCATAAATTCTCTAGGTTGTAATGTGATTAATTTATCTGTAGTTACATATCCTATTGGAGCTTCATTTAAGATTTGTGGTATATCTTGTATGTCATTTGTTAAAATATCAGGATTATCTGTTGGTGTCATATATTTTTTGTTTTAATTGTTTAATAATTTGTAAAAGTAATAATAAAAATTGATATAACCAAATTTATTTTATTGTATTTTTGGTCTACGAGCATCTAATAGTTTTCTATAACTAGGAGATATTTGTTTTACTATTTTATTTATACCTTTTGCTGGAGTAGCATTTAATTGTTTATCTATAACTCTATTTGTTTTTAAAGCTTCATCATCTCCTGTTAAAGTAAAATATGTTTCTTTTAGAGGAGCATATATATAAGAATCTATTAAATTCCAGGCAGTTCCTATGGTTGGAATAGGTCCTTGTAAAAGCATTATTTTTAATTGTTCAGGGTTAAACACAAAAGATTGCTCTCTAAGGGATCTTGTAAGAACTACTATTACTATATCTAAAGTAGTACGATAGGTATCTTTTTCTTTGTTATCATCATCATCTCCTCCTACTATAAAAGGTAATATAAATTTAGCTAGTAAAAATAGAGTTAAAAGAGACTTTGCTTCTTTTAAAGAATTTTCATATTGTCTAACATAAAATCTAATAAATTCAGCTTCAGTTACTTTAAGATTTTTAGATGTTTTTTTGAAAAACTCTACTTGCATTACTTTATATCTTTCTTTAGCTATATCTTCTAAGGTTATAGTATTGTTTTTATTGACACTTTTTCTAACTATTTCTGGTAATACGGAACTCATATTATGAAATACTAGGAAAGGTATATGTTTTCCATAACTAGCAAATAATAAATCAAGGGATAATCTCATTCTACCCCATTCTAATAAATTAGTGTTTTTGTTAACATTAAAAGGTTCTAACCTTGTAGCTATAGTCTCTCCTAACCATTTTTTATGTTGAGTTACAAACTTAGCCCACCATTTAGTCATAAAAGTATTAATATCTTGTTCACTGTAGTTACCTAGAGTTTTAGCTATAGTATCTTCTATGATGGAAGTTAGAAGGATATTATTTTTAGCATCTAAATTTAAAGAGTTAGTACTCACTAAATTATAAAGACTATTTGTTTTTTTATACTCTTTTATTTCTTTATCTATCTTTTTAGCTAATTTAATTCTTTCTTCTTTAGGTAAATTATACCTATCTGGGTATTTATTGTTTATAAAATCTTCTACAGAGATAATATTATTATTTTCATCTACAGTAGTACCATAGTATATACTAGCTATAATTTTACTTTGTATAATATGATCCCCCGCAGAATAAAGGAATAAAGAAGCTTTTGTTACATTTATATATCTTTTTTCAGTAGTTTTATACTTATTAGTGGTATATACTTGATCAGACATTTCTACAAAAGGATTAAACATTTTATTCAGTTTTGTAAAGTTTTTTACATTTACAGCTGTGTTTTTATCTTTTATAGCAGGTAATATGCTATTTTGAAAATCACTACTATTATAATAAGTATTATTTGTTAAGGTAGAGTTAGTTAAACCTGCCACTAAGTTGGTTAGTGGAGCTGTGTAAGTAAAACCTAAGTTAACTTGAGTAGTTAAACTATACAACCAATTAACAATATTCATTAATGCCCCTTTAGGAGCTAATTTATCATTATATAAATAATAATCAATATGTCTATTTAAGTCTCTAAGAGTACCTTTATCTCCTTCAGTTATACCTAATTTTTTATTATCATCATAATAAGGCATACCACTATCATCTAAAGGTAAAGTAATATTTCCTTTAGAATTATCTGTGTTTATCTCTTTTGTTTTGTTGTTTTCTACTATAGAAAGTAATTGAAATCTAGATTCATATTCTTTTAGTATTTTATACTCAATTACATGATGACCAAATACTGAGAATATATAAAATAAATCTTTGGAAAGACTCATATCATATAATACTTTTTCTTTGTTATATCTTTCTTGATATGCTTCTGGAGATTCTAAAGGTTTTCTCTTAAGGAAAAAAGTATTGTTATATTTACTTCTAATTTTCTTTTTATCTTTGTTAGTAAAAGGATCTGATATATTTTGAGAAGAATAAGTATCAGTTAAAAATCTATCATAAAAAGCATAGAATTTACTTAAAATGTAGTTTTTAAATAAACCAGCTTTTAGGTAAGTAAACATTTTAAAAGAATCATTTTTAACTTCTGGAAGATTATTTAGAGATTCTATCATACCTGAATCTTTAGCATCTGTTAAAATATCTTGTAATTGATTGTAAAAATCAAAAACTTCTTTATTTTCAGGTTTTAATAATTCTCTATATTCATCACTTATCCATTTATCTTCATTAATTGTTTGAAATAATAATTCATTTTTATTAAAACCAGATGTTTGTAATGCTTTTGGATTAGTAAAAATATTATGTCTATATTCCCATTCTTCTAGTTTTTTTGCTTGTATATCTGCATTTTCAAAAGGATCTGCATCAAAAATATAATTATCTACTACTTCTTTATAAGCTTTGTAAGCTTCTTCATAAAGTTGAACATATTTTTTAATATCATAATTTTCTTTGATAAAGGGAGTTATATAAGCTCTATATTCTTTTGAAATTTGAGTTATTCTTTCTTTAGAACTTAATTGAATAGATACACCTTTAATAATATCTCTATGTTTTTTAATAGCTTCTTCTTTCTTATCAAAAAGAGTTTGAAAATATTCTTTTTTATATTTATAGATTAGTCTTCTATTTACTTTATCATATACTTTAGAATAAACACCTTCTAAGTTAGTTTTATTGGTTTTTACCCAAGATTGTAAACCAACCATTAATTTTTCCATTTTACTATCAAAAGATTGTACTTCTTGCTCTTTTAAATAGTTAATCATTTTTTGTAATCTAGTAAACATTTGTAAAGATAATTCTGGTCTAGAATATAAACTATAAGAATTAATCATTGTAGAAGATTTTACATCTATATCAGAAACATTATCATCTATTCCTAATATTGTACCTACTTGATTCATAGTTTTAGTAACAGCTACTGTTAATTTTTCTTCACTTATAGTAATTTTAGCTTTTACACTATTTATACTTTTAACCAATTCAGGAGACATATCTTTATGAATAGTTTCTAATTCTCCTAATGTAGGAAAAACTTTTAAGAAAGAACTTAAGAAATTATGATTTTCATACATTTTATCAAAATATAACCTAAGTTCTTGTTGTTGTTCTGGAGTTAAATCTGATAAATTTTTATTATCTTCTAGGAAAGAAAAAGTTTTTTTAGATAATTCATTTATATTAAATAATTCATCTTCAAATACAGTTATTAGTAGATTGGTAGTTTTTTTACTTCTTAATTCTTGTATTGTTTTATCGGTTCTTTGTATTTGATCTAGAAGTCTATCTCTATCTAAAGTGGTTGATTGTGCTCTTTGTTCTAAAGAGTGAGCTTTATAAGCCTCTAGTTTTTCTATTAAAGCATTTAAGAAAGAAATAGGTTTACCTGTAAAATCATCAAAAACTTCTTCATTTGAGGTAGATATTGGTAGTAAATAAGATTTAGCTTCTTTGTTAGGGTCAACATTTCCTATTTCTAGAGAAGTTAACCTAATGACTAAGTTTTTAGGATCCTCAAAAGATTTACTTTTATTTATTTTTTTAGTAGTATTTTCTACTATAATAGGTATAGTTCTAGTTTGTCTAAAATTTTTAACACCTACACTTAATAATGCTTGTTTATATAAAGCTAATTGTTGTCTATGTACTTGTTTAGTTAAAGCATGAACATCTTCTCTTTTCATAGATTTACCTCCTATATTATAAGATAAATCCATTGATTTCCAATCTAATATATCTACTTGACCTGTAGGTAATATTGCTAAGAAATCTATAGTTCCTGCATATCCATATACTTCATTAACTATTTTAGTTTCTACCATAAATCTAGTATCTTTTGGATAAGATATTAGTCTTTCTTTTAAATGTTTTTCTAATATATTATAGTATTTTTCAGGAATAGTAATATTTTGGGGTCTATCTTCAGGAGTTATTTTTAAAAATCCTGTTTCTTTATCAATATGTCTTCCTATAATTTCTTCTATAGTAGAGTGAATTTCAGTACCTTTCTTCATTTTTTCTTCTTTAATGAAGGCAGTTATCTCTGTTTCATCTATAGTTTTATAGTTACCTATATTAGTTTTTATTTCATTTAGCACAGTACTAACTCTTTTTTTCATACCTGTACCAGTAACATAATAAGTAACTTCCTCTTCTTTACTTGTTTCAGGATTAATTTCTCTAGCTACTACAAGAGAAGTTTCTTCATTTATTTTCTTTAGAAGATCAAAAATCTCTTTAGAGTCTTTTAGAGAAGGTATAATAAGATGATAATCTTCTACAGAGGCTACTCCAAATGCTTTCTTAGTTTTAGCCATAGTACTAGAAAATATATTTGCTTTACTCATTTTTTTAGAGTAAAAAACACCATCACCTAATTTATCTACATCTTCTTTATTAATAAGATTATCTTTAGTAACTATATCATTAGCAAATTCTTCAAAAAGATCTCTTTGATATGCAGGTATTTTAGAAAATAAGTTTGTAATAAAATCACTTACTTTATCCCATAAAGCTCCAAATATATTTTTAGTATCATTTATATTAGTATTATCTACTAGTTTTGCTACTAAAAGTTTTACTACAGCTTCTTTTTTAAGTTTAGCTATATCAGGTTTACCTTCTTTAGTTTGATACTCAGGATCATCTTTATAGTTATCTAGTACTTCTTTGTAGATACCAAATTTCCATATCTCTGAAATCATTTTATCATATAGAGTAGGATCTTTTTGTTCTATAATATTAATAATTAAGTGGATAACTTCTTCTGTAAAATTGTCCTCTGTTAATTCTCCTTTAGAGAAAGATATTAACTTTTGTAACATATCTACTTTAGCTAGAGTATCTTTAGGTAGATCAGCATCTCTTTCAATAGTAATACCTAAGATTTTTAGTATTTCTTGTAGTTTCTTTTTTACTTCAGATTCTTTAACTTCTACTAAGTCATCTATAACATTATCTTTTGTAGGAGTAGCTTCTTGTTCTATTATTATAGGAGTATTTAATATTTTTCTTACTTCAGTATCAATATTAGTATCAATACTAGTTTCATTATTTTGATTACTATCATTTTCAAATAATTCTTCTATTCCTGGTTTAATAGTAGGTTGTTCAGCTCTACCCAGTTCTTGATTAAACTGATCTTTATTAAAAAATTTATTTATATTATCTGGACTAAATAACTTAGAGTCTATTTGCATTAATGTGTTAATAGCAGACTTTAAGTCTTCCATAGAACTTAAAAACTCTTCTTTTGCTTTTTTTATATTTTCAGGAAGTTTTAAAGTTTTAGTAACTGTTTCTTCTGTTTCTCCAAATACATCTTCTATTACTGTTTTTTCTACTAATTTTGAGTCAGCTATAACGTCAAAAAATTTCTTAGAAAGGGGTATAATTTTATTTAAAGCAGATACAAGATAATTATATAGTTTTTCTAAAAAAGTTAACTTAATTTGTTCTTCCTCTGTTATAGTTTTTTTTGTAGTTCCAATTTTTTGCTGTGTTCTTACAATTTCTTCATATGTTTTATCTTGTAAAGTTTGTACTTTTTCTACAAAATCATATATATCATTACTTCTAAGGTCTGTTTTTGTTATCCATTCTTTAGGATAAAGCATTAATTGTGTTGCAAAAGCTGTAAATTCTTTATATAATGTATCATAAGATATTTGTTGCTTTTGATTATAGCCTGAACCAAACACCTGATTCATCATTTCCTTACCAAAATTAGTATTATATAGATTATCAAAAGCTTTTCTGAGTTGTAATTCTTCTTCAGTACCATAAGAAAGTGCATGTAAAGCATGAAAAGGTTCATGTAGTATAGCAGCTAATCTATTAAACACTTCTTTTTCTTCTAAAAAGTTCTTACCTGGCTCAGGTTTTTTATAAGTTTTTAATTCAAAAGGGTTAGCAAACCCAACCATTTTAACATCAAATCCTGTATCAGCCTCTGTTTCCATATCTGACATATAATATTGCCCAGATATATTATTAAAATTAATATTTAGCCAATTAAAATTACCTGAAAAGAAATAATCTAAATGGGATATACCATTGGAAAGTGTTTTATCTTTAAATTTTTTAGTTATTCTTTCTTTTACTGTATTTTGAAAGTTGTCATAAGGTTTTTTAAATAATTCTACAGATTGCCAGTTATATTCTCTAATAGACTCTCTCCATTTAGACAATTCTATTGTATCAGAATTACCAGTAGTATTATAAGATATGTTATCAAAAGCTTTATCTATATCACCAAATACTAATTCTCTTAGTTTATTATAATCTATACCTCTATGTTCTGCATATTTTCTAACATTTTCTTCTTTTGAAGAAGGTTTAAAATAACCTTTAGAATCTAAATAATATGCAATAAGACCCCTAAGTTTGTCTGCTGAAAATAAAGTATAGTCTATAGTTACAACCTCTTTCCATCCATATTTTAATTTTTTTTCTATCCACCCACTTCTATCATAATTCTTAAAAGAAACTCCTTGTAGAGGTATACCTGTTATTTTTTCTACTTCTTGTAAAAAACCAAGTTTAGGTAATTCAAATTTAATTTTATTTTGTAATAAAATAGAAGCATTAATATTAGTAGAGTCTTCTGGAGAATAGGTAGTATTAATATAATCCCACATATCTTTAGGAAAAGATTCTAAAAATCCTTCTATTTTATCTAAATTAATCTTTAAATTAGTCTCTTCAGGGTTAAGGAATTTTAAAGCATCGTATAAGTATTTTTTTGCTTGAGCTACATATTTATTTTTAGATGGTTTTAGTCTGTATAAAGTAAACCCTATACTTCTATTTGCACTAAAAACCTTAGTTGGTGTAAACTCTAAACCATACTTTTCTGATATACCTTTTTTAACATCTTTAGATACATGTAAAACCCTAACATTTTCAGCAATAACCTCACCTGTTTTTTCATTTGTTATATTATACAGATTAGATTTTTTATTATTGTTTACTTTTGAATAATGATAATCCTCGTACTCATTAAATGCATTAAATTTACCTTTAACTTCACTATCTTTTTTATATCTTGTAATTTTTTTTTCTACTCTGAATTCTTTTGGAAACTCACCTTCTCTATTTAATAAAAAAGAGAATCTTTCAGCATCCCTTTTATTTAAAAATACATAAGATTGACCACCTTTAATTGTTAAGTCTTCCTCTTCTTGTTCATTTAATATTTGATATTCTACTGTAGATTGTAAGTTTTCTATCTCTTTTTCTGGTAAGTTATCTAATTCTTGTAAAGATCTACCTGGTTCTTGAAATAAAGTACTTTGTGTACCTTGTGTAATATTAGGCTTAATATTAGTAGAAGTTCTTGTAAAAGGTTCATCATTCTCAAAATACTCTCTATTTTCTTGTATTTCTTGACTAAGAGTTTCTTTTGATTTTACTTCTTCTTTTTGTTTTGCTTCTTCCTCTACTTGTTTTTGAAGTTCGTATATTTCTTTAGAATCATCTGTTGCATTTATAAGATTTAATTGATTATCAGTAGGTTCTATTTTGACCATACCTCTACCAGTAGCATCAAAACCTGGATAAGCTACTTTTCCTATATTTTTATAACCATCATTAATAACAGTATTAATTGCATCAGCTACTGTTTTAGAAACCCCTGTTGAGGTTTTTAAGTTTATTTTTTTAGAGGGACTATCTAAAATACTAATAAGACCAAAATTACCATCTTTTTTATAAGAAAACC